AGCGTTTGCACTAAATCTGTTTTACGATATCTTCTATCTAATTCTATGCCATGCTTTCTACCTAATTTTTCTAACTCATTTTTTGTCATGATTTGTAAGTGAGTTATCTTTAATTTCTTTTTAGGTTTTACAAAAAGATTTTTTAAAAAACTAAACATACATCCTCCTATTTGGTATCTGTTTTTTTATACTTATCAAAACTTCGCAATCCTGAAATTCCAAGAAGTCCAAATAACAATGGCATCATTACAGACATATCAGCTTGAGGAATATTTACACCAAACCCCGCACAAATCGGAGAGATCATATAATTCATCATTAAAGATAAACCGCAGATCCACCCAATCAGAGGTCGCCAAGATGATTGAAACCAATTGCCTTTTGCTTCTTCTTTATTAACTTGTATTTGTTGCTTTGCCAATTCCTGTGCATGGCGTTCTGACATGGTTGCTATATCATGTGCCAGTTTATTTTTCTGATCTTTGTCCTCTATGAATTTATCTAATAATCCAGCAACAGGACCTATAAGTGCTTGTAACATTTTACCTCCTTAGTTAAAACCATTTAAAAATTCTTCCATAAATAACAATGCAAATAATCGATAAAATAAAAATTAACCCTATACCAATAATCTTTTGTAATTTTTTTCGTTCAGCAATCTCTTGTTTAAGTTGTTCTTTTTTCTTAGCTCTTAATCTTGCAATCTCTGCTTGAAGTAGCTCCCATTCTTTCAACCCGTTATCGGCATACAGTAAGAATAATTCTCTTAATTGTTTTCTTTTATCAGCCAATTCTTTACGTCTTAAATATGCAGCCATCGCATCTTCTTCAATAGATGATAATCCTAACTTTGCTAATATCCCACCCTTGCCCTTATTACTCGCATGAAGATCTAATGAACTTTCAGCATTCGCCCATTTATAAACTTCTCCTGCCATATCATGAATTTGTTTTCCCGTTTTAATGCCTTGTTCAATTAATCCTATTGCTGACTTACAAGCTGCCCAGGCACTCAATGGATCAAGCATTTTATCCCTTTATAAAGATTGATATTAAAGCTACAATGACCGCAATGGTATTACCCATAATAACTGTTTCTAATCTTTTGATTCTGGATTTTAGATCTGAAATATTTTCATGAATATTGTTATATCTTTCCAGACACACTTCCTCATGCTTGGATATCCTTGCTTCATTCTTATCTGCTTTAGTTACCATAGTCCTATCCTCTATCGTTTATACTATTTTTTTCCTAACAAATCTTTGTCCGCTTTTCTCGCTCCACCTTTACCTGATACAAAAGATTTTACTCTTCCCATTGCCCAGCTGTGTGCTGAAGTTTTCGGTCTTGATCCTGATGAATAGTAAGCTCCAAGTGTATCCCCCAAAGGGGTCACAGTCCTCTCCTGTATACTTTATTTAAAGTGCTTTCACTAAATCTTGAAGCTCCTGGTATTTTTGAATATTTACTCATTTCTTTTTACTCCTTAATTTTTTAAGATCTGCTCCTGTTATTTTGTTTCTGGGTTTAGCAACCGCAGCTAACTTTTTTTGTTTTGGACTGTATTTACTAAATGGCATTTTATTATCCTTTACTTCGTTGTTTACTAATTTTATCCATCATTGCTTTTGTAAGTTTCCCTTGCCTATAAAGTCTAGCAGTTCTCTTAATCTCTGCTTCTCTAGCTTTAGGATTCTTTGCACCAGATACATATTTCTTTGGTACACCACCCTTAGTTTTAGGCACAGGATCAAACTTACGCATCAATGTTCTTTTGTGTCGCATTATTTTTTCTTCTTTTTTTTATCAGTCATTTTCTTTTTTTTTCCATAATGTCCTGGCATAAGAACTCCTTTCTAAGTTGTTGGTTTTGTTGGGAAAGTAATTGCGTTTGCTTCATCGATCGTTGTTACATCTTTTGTTATATCTCGTAATTTTGTGCGATACGTTTGCCACTCTGTTTTTTTTGCATCTGTCAAAGGACAATTAGGCAAGTCTGTCCAATCTGATTTATCAAGCAACCCATCTCTTTTAGCTCTGATGATTATCATTTTTCTATCATAGGCTGAATCAGTCCATGCCTGTGCTTTTGCTGTTTCTATAGCTATCTCATCTGATGTTAAAGCAACTTCTTTATTATCTACATATTTAATTGCACTCATTTTAGCTTACTCCATAAATTTTAAATTTTCCCTTTGCAATACTTCCTGAAGAAAAATCAAACTGAATTTTAGTAGTGGTATTTGCTTCAAAGATATTACAGGCAGATGACATGACAACCACATAATCCGAACCTACGGAAACTCCATGTGTATGAAATTGGGTAAAAACCGCACTATCCGCAACACCATAAACCCACATACGAAAAGACAATCCTTCATCAGCTTCACTACCTGTATTCACACTTTCACCATACACCTGATATTCAGTAGAAGAGCTACTTCCTTCTGTAGCACTACTAGCATTTCTACCTGAGTCCAAATCGCTATCAGTAGAAGTTAATCCTTTTGTCGCTTGGTTGTAAATTGCGGCTGTGTCAATATTCCCATCTGCACCTGCCACTCGTAAACGGAGTTTTACATCATTAGTTTGAGGTTGCACCATAATGCCCTCAATCATATAAACATCAAATCCCGTAAAGGTAGAGCTAGTAAAAGTAACAGATGCTGTTGCTGAAGAAACTGTTGTCGTACCTAACAACTCATGTGCGCCACCCCCTTTGATTAAACTATAGTCTACTCTTTTTAAAACTCCTGCATCACTTACCAAAAATTGGTCTGTATCCGCAGGAGTGCTTGACAATTCTGTTTGAGCTGAAATCGTATCTGCATTTAATTTTGCCCCCGTAACTCCTCCATCTTTAAAACTAACTGCTCCACTACTTACATCAAAATCCCCAGAGTCAAAACTAGCAATTCCTTTATTGCTTGAAGTTGCATCTTCTCCAGCTATCGTAATGGTATCCGTGGCTCCACCCGTGGTGGTAATTCCTTCTCCTGCTGCGATTGTTACTGTGTTGCCATTTGTGATGGTCTGATTCGATCCACTACTTCCAGCAAGAGTAAAGTTTTCCATACTTCCAGAACCATCTGCACCATCTGCACCTGAATAAGAAAAATGAACACTTACGCCATCATTATTTGAAAAAGAACCTGAACTTGTCAAATGCGTCACAGCTACTTTGGTGTATCCACTAGCATCGGTTATAGCTCCCGTTACCTTAAAAGTGGCATAGGTTGCTGGGGTTGATTCTTTTGTAATTGTAATAATGCCTCTAGCTACTGCATTTGTAACATCATCAAAAGATTGTACAAAAGAAGTTATATTTGCTCCTGCATCATCTGCATCGTCTATAAATAAAACCGATACACTTGAAAGCGTTCCATTATTAAAAGCAATTTTACCCGCACCAGGATCAGCATCACTTGTTGAATTATTAAAGGTCATCGAAAGCTGAGGATTAGCACCTAAAGCACCTGTTGCCCCCGTAGCTCCAGTAGGTATTCCTAACGCTAAGGTTAAATCATCTCCTGATAAGGTAGCTGATCCCGTGGCAGAACCACCCGCAGAAACAGTTGATGTATTAACTGTAATCGAATCAATTCCTCTTTTTAGCAAGGTTAACGCTGTACCATTACTATCATAGCCAATCACCTTATTTGCATTATTAGATGTTGTATCGTTATACGGAACTATCAAACTCGGTGGTGTTGATCCTGTTACAAATTCTGGTAGCTGTAAAGTACGATCTATTTTTTCTTCAAACTGTTGTAACACCATGATCGTATTGTCAAAATCTGTTTCTAACGATGCAGCCGTAAAAGATGCTCCTGTTGAATATGCCGATTCTCTCGATAAAGGTTTGTTAGCAAGGATGGTAAGTTTCTGTCCTGTGGTCGGAGCTGAAGCATAATTAACTGTACCCGTGCCATCAGTTGATATTGAAACAGTATAATGAGTGCTTAAAGATTGAGTTGTTTCCCCCAGAATTACTTTGAGTTCTGTATCAGCATTGATCTGAAACGAAAAGGCAAAAGCTGTCTGTGATCCATTGGTTGTGTACTGAACCCGCCTATTGGTATCGTTAATATCAAATGTTGCCATAAACCCTACCTCTACCTTTTATACAATATATATCGATTGATTTCAAACATTAGTTTTTCATAGCCTCAATTCGAACTCGTAATCCTGGATACTTTTGTAACAACAATTCTTTTCCACTTTCTCTAGCATCAGTCAATATGCTATTTAGTCTTATATAGCGATCTTCTAAATCACTTATTTGATAATCATTTTTTTTTATTTCAGCATTTAATTTTGCTAATAAACTTTCGTTAGGATTGTAACCTCTATCATTCTCATCTAAATGAACATTTTTATTTAATTTGTTTGAGTTGTTAATAAAACGAATGTGATCATTAATTTGCTCAGATGATAATTGAATGCCACCTATTTTTTCTTTGTGACTTGTAAAAGTTCCAACTCTTCTCTCGGATAAAAATGTTAATTCTTCATTAAGTTTAGTAAATTGTGGATTTGATATTCTGATTGGTGAAACTAAATTATAATTTAGACCGTCACTTTGTTGTTTTACTTCTCCCCACATATTTAAACCATCTGGTAAGGTTTCAGAAAAACGAGGATTTCTACTTAAAGCCTGATTATAAGATTCATAAAAACCTTTCATAACAGTAGGTAAATAAGCATATTCCGCTTTAATTAATTGTTCTTCAGAAAGTTTTGTACTTGAAGCATCTGGATTTTTTATTCGGTCTATTAAACCTGAATAGGCTGTAGCACCAACAATATCAATACCAGGTGTATATAAATCCACCATGCCTGTAGCTGTAAAAACGACATCAGATGCTTTTTTAACAAGAAATTTTCCCATACGTTCACCAAAACCTTCTGGCACTCCGTATGGATTACCAGCTGCTTTAGCTAATTCTGAAACACCCTGAAGAAATGGCATATTAGTTGCGTACTGAGCTGCTGCCAATGTTCCTGATTTAAATATATTTTCTAAATCAATTAAGTTTTGACTATCAGAGTTTTGAGCATAGTAAGCATAATCAGCTGCCATAGATAGAACTGCTGACATAGGATCAAGTCTAGAAAAAGTATATCCAACATAAGTTCCGTCATCTTGTTTAAAATTAATTGAATATCTATCTATACCCATACCTGTTAAATATTTTTGTGCTTTAGGGTCACTTGGTCCACTACCAACTATTTTAATATTATCACCAAATTGACCCATAGCTATAGCTACCATAATACCAAATGTGGCGTTTCCTAATAAAAGTTTTGACATAGCTCGATCAAACTCTTTTCCACTTTGTTTTGCTGCTCCTGGTAATTTTAATGCCCTATAAACAGGTGACCAATTAAGAGTTCTATCAAATGCTTCTTTCATAATGTTTGTAGGTGTTTTACTAAATGGAACAATCATTTTACCACCAGGCACTGTGTTAGCTAATTGTACAAAACTTGACCAATATCCTTCTGGATTACCTTGAAATGTTCGAATTTTAGCTTCTTGAGCCATCATATCTTTTATAGATTGATTAGGTTCAAGTAATGTATTTGCATAAGCATTTTGTCCTAAATCTTTAGCTTTTGCTTTACTCAATCCACTTCTTCTTGCATTGTCATAAGCCATAGCACTTTCTCTATAAGCCTCTCTATACAACACTGCTCGTTCAGATATAACTTTAAAAAACTCATCCTCCGAACCTAGAAATCGTCCTGGCAATCTAGCAAATATTCCAAGTATGTCTACAACAGCCATTGGATCACCTTCCGAAATACTTTTTGTTATATGAGCAATATTATCTGTTCTACCTATGGCTCTTCTGTTTTTAAGGTCAATTTTACTTGCAAAATCTCCTGCCTCACCTGTAACCATTGATGAACCAAAAGCTTTAAAAGCATCTTTCAAAGACATCATCATTCCATGAGATTCAGCTGCAAACTCTCCTTTGTATACTCTATCTCCAACAACTCCTCTTCTACCTCCAAGTGTTCTGACTTCACCAATTATTCCAGCTACACCAGCTTCAGCTGCTTGTTGAATTTGAAATATAGCATTACCAGCTGTATTAACAATATGTGTAACAGGGCTTGAGAGTATACCATTTATAAATAATTCCATCAAAGTATCATAAGTTCTTAATGCAAAACTATTTCTTGCGTATTCTGCTCTACCAGGACTTGGTAAAGATAAAAATGTTTGAGCATGAAAATCTATCATATTATCATCAAGATTGTTAACAAACTCATCTATTCTATTTGTATAATCACTTAAATTAATATTTTCTAATTTTTGTGTCGCTGATATAGCTCCTAAACCTCTACCATATTCAGATACAGCTCCAGATACCTGACCGAGTAAATTTGTTTGTAGTGATACAAGTAATTTAAATTCTTTAAATAGTTCTTTTTTCTTTTCAGGGTTAGTTGTTTTAAGTATGACTTTTGATTTTTCCTCTAAGTCTTGACCAAGTTTTAGGGTTGCTATTAAACCACCTAAAGTATCTTCTACCCTAGGAACTTCTCCAGGTTTTCTTGATAGTAATTTATAAGTTATTTTATCAAATCCATTAGCTTCTGCTGCCGCAACCATTGTTTCTATTGTTTGTTTTGGTCTGCGTAAAAACTCAAATAATTCTTTGTTATCATTTTTAATTTTTGTCAAAAGTTCTGCTAGATTAACTTGGTCTAAACCTTTTGCTTTTATAACAACTTTAGCAATATTTAGACCTGGTCCTTTATACCCATTAAGTTTTAATGATTCATTAAGAGCTTTTACAGCATCGGCACTTGCACCCTTAACAAGTATTTCACCACCTTTACCTTTTGATATTTCGTCATCAGGTGCAGAATATTTTCTTATTTCTTTTTGTACATCTTCGGCTTTGCCTAGTTGTTGAGATAGATACTCAAGACCTTTTTTAATTTTTTTAACCATTACTCATTCTCCTGACCAACAACAAGTGGTGTTGCACTAAACATTGCCATTCCTTTTTTTACTTTTTCTTTTAGCTGTGGTGTTAGTTCTATGCTAAATCTTTTCTTTGGTCCTGTAGATGGAAATGGTGTATCTGTCGCTGATAGTGATGTTTGTATTCCAATGGGTATTTCTTTGTCTTTTTGTATAGCATTTTTATCTAACTTCTTAACAATCTTCTCTGCATTCTTTGGAACAATCTCATCATAAAATTTAGCCACACCTTCATTTCTCCATCGATCCATTTGTGCTTTGCCAGGAGTTATAGATACAAAATCATAACCTTCATCAACTGCTTTAGATAATATTCTTTTTAGAGTTAGCTGTGTCCATTTATCGGTGTCTGTTATAAATGGTGCTGGAGGAGCAGTATTATCTAATACTCTTCTTTCATATTCCTCTAAAGAAGTATCTTGTATATTTGGCATATAGCTTTGCTCTTTTCTATATGTTTGACCCCAATCCGATTGAATCT